GCAAGATCGTCGCTGGCCCGCATGTGCGCGATGCGTGTCGGCGGCACCTGAAGGATCTGGAAGACGGCCCCGCACGGGGCCTTTTTTTCGACCAGGAAGCCGTGGCGCGCGCCATCGGCTTTTTCCGGGATGTACTGGTGTTGAACGGCGGCGAATACGAGGGCGTGCCCTACGAGCCTCTGGGCTGGCAGTCATTCATCCTGGGCAGCCTGTTCGGGTGGAAGGGGCCCGATGGCTACCGGCGATTTCGGGTTGCCTACATCGAGACAGGGAAGGGCTCCGGCAAGTCGCCGCTGGCGGCCGGCATCGGGCTTTACGGAATGATGGCCGACGGCGAGGCGCGCGCCGAGGTGTATGCCGCCGCGACGAAAAAGGATCAAGCGATGATCTTGTTTCGGGACGCGGTGGCGATGGTGGATCAGTCACCGCAATTGACCCGGCGGATTCACAAGTCGGGCGTCGGCGCGAATGCCTGGAACCTGGCATACCTTCAACAGGGCAGTTTCTTCCGGCCGATTTCAGCGGACGACGGACAAAGCGGCCCCCGGCCGCACATCGCGCTGCTCGACGAGATCCACGAACATCGCAACGGCAACGTGGTCGAGATGCTACGCGCCGGCACCAAAAGCCGGCGGCAGGCGTTGATCGTGATGATCACCAACAGCGGCGCCAGCAAGCAGAGCTACTGCTGGGAGCGCCACGACCAGGCCGTGAAGGTGGCCGCCGGGCAGATCGAGGACGACGCGCTGTTCAGCTACGTCTGCGCGCTGGACGACGGCGACGATCCGATGAAGGACGAAAAATGTTGGGAGAAAGCCAACCCCAGCCTGTCGAACGGACTGCCGGGCGTGAAGTACATTCGCGAGCAGGTCCGCGAAGCGCGCGGCATGCCGGGCAAGGAAAGCATCGTCCGCCGGCTCAACTTTTGCCAGTGGGTGGAAGCCGAGGCGCCGTGGATCGGCAGTGATGTCTGGTTTAGCGCGCAGGACAAGGATTTCGACCCTAATGGTTTGCTTGGCCGTCGCTGCTGGGGCGGCCTCGATCTGTCCAGCACGCAGGACCTGACCGCGCTGGCGTTGTTGTTCGAGCCATCCGATGCAGATCCGCAGTGGCGGCTGGTGGTGCACTTCTGGCTGCCGAATGACGGCCTGCACGACAAGGCCGACCGAGACCGTGTGCCCTACATCGTCTGGCGCGATGCCGGATATCTGCACACGACGCCGGGCCGGGCGATCGATCTGCTTTACGTCGCCACGCAAGCGGCGGAGATTGCGTCGCTTTACGACTTGCAGAGCATCGGTTACGACCGCTGGCAGATCGAAGGGTTCAAGCAGTTGCTTGGTCGCGAGGGCATCAGCCTGCCGCTGGAGCCCTTTGGTCAGGGCTTCAAGGACATGAGCCCGGCGCTCAATGAATTCGAGCGGCTGCTGATCAGCGGCCATCTCAGGCACGGAGGAAACCCGGTGATGACCTGGTGTGCGGCGAACGCGGTGACCGTGAGCGATCCGGCGGGGAATCGCAAGGTATCCAAGGAAAAGGCCACCGGTCGCATCGATGGCATCGTTGCCGCGATCATGGCGGCTGGTGGCGCGGCGGTGGGCCATGAGGAAGATTCCACCGTGGAGATCATCGTCCTATGAGCGCTTGGTACAACGCCGGCCGTGTTGCCCACAAGGAATCCGTGGTGCTCAACTCATGGCGCGCCGCGCATGGGCCGGAAACCTGTCGCACCCGCTCGGTCCAGGCCAGCAACGACGTACTGACCAACCTGACGGCCGACGAGCTGGCGCAGCGGCTGGGCATGCTGGCTACCAGTTACGCCGGGAAATCCGTGACCGAGGCCAGCGCCCGGCAGGTCGCCGCCGTCTATGCCTGCGTCGCGCTGATTGCCGGCGCCGTGGCCACGCTGCCGCTGCCGATCTACAGGCGGACCGAAACAGGTCGCGAGGAAGTCAGTCACGACTACTATTGGCTGCTGAACGAGTCTCCGAATGACGACATGTCGGCCGCGGCATTCTGGGAATTCATGATCGAGGGCCTGCTGTTCCATGGCGATGGTTTTGCCGAAATCGTCAGACCGCATCCCGGCAGCAATGTGGCCATCGGCTTCCGCGTACTGCATCCGTTGCGCGTGCAGCCTTTTCGCCGCGCCGATGATGGCCAGTTGCTCTACGTCGTCAATCCCGATTATCGGTTCGACCCTCAGCAGTCCACTCCCCGTTTTCTCGATCCCGCCGACATCCTGCACATTACTGGTCCCGGCTTCAACGGTCTGCGTAGTGTCAGCCCCATCACCTACGCTGCCCGGCAGGCGATCGGTACCTCGATGGCGGCCGAGGAGTTCAGCGGCAGGTTCTTCAGCACCGGAGCGCGGCCGGACATCGTGCTGGAAGCGCCTGGCAAGGTGGATGCCGATCAAGTTGCTCTGTTGCGCAGCACCTGGACCTCGCGTTATGGTGGTGTCGAAGGCGCCAGCGCCGGCCCGGTGGTCCTGTCCAACGGCCTCAAGATGTCGCAATTGAGCCTGTCGGCCGAAGATTCCCAGTTGATCGCTACCCGGCAATTCCAGATCGAGGAGATTGCCCGCATCTTTGGCGTGCCTCCCCACATGATCGGCCACACCGACAAGAATACCAGTTGGGGTTCGGGCGTCGAGAACATGGGACGCGGCTTCGTCAAATTTGCTTTGCGCCGGCATCTCAACAAGATTGAACAGGAATTGAATCGCAAGCTCTGGCCGACGCGGGCGCGTTATTTCACCAAATTCAACGTGTCCGATCTGGAACGCGGCGATCTCATCAGCGAAAACGAAGCCCTGCGGATTGCCTTGGGCCGCGCCGGCGAACCCGGCTGGATGTCCCAGGACGAAGTCCGCCTCATCAAGAATTTGCCGCCCAAAGGCGGCAGGGCCAACGAGCTGAACGGCGCGGCCGTTGGCGACAGTGCTACCGCACAACCCACTGACAAGGATGCCCAATGAATCGACTGCTCAAGCTGTTTGCCGACAACCGCGCGGCGAACAAGACGCCCCGCGCGCATCCGCGCCTGGTGGCCGAGGGCGACGAAGCGACGCTCTATCTCTACGAAGCGATCGTCGCAGACGATGCGACGGCCGAGTGGTGGGGCGGTGTCAGCGCCCAGTCCTTGGTGCCGCAGATCCGCGCCATCGCCGCCAAGACCCTGCATTTGCGCATCAACAGCCCGGGCGGCGATGTATTTGCCGCTCAGGCCATCGCCCAAGCCATCCGGGATACCAAGGCGCATGTGGTGGCTCACATCGATGGCTATGCCGCCAGTGCCGCCACCGAGATCGCCATCGCCGCCGACGATATCGAGATTGCCGAGGGCGGATTCTTCATGATCCACAACGCCTGGACATTGGCTGTCGGCAATGCCGCCGATCTCGCCGCCACCGTGGAGCTGCTCAACAAGGTGGACGACGTTCTGTGCAATACCTATGCCGTCAAGTGCGGAAAGTCCAGGGATGAAGTCAAGGCATGGATGGATGCCGAGACCTGGTTCGCGGCTCAAGAAGCGGTCGATGCCGGCCTGGTCGACCGCATTGCCGTTGGCGCCAAGGCCAAGGCTTCCGCCTGGAACCTGGCCGCCTACGACCAGGCTCCCGCGCCGGCCGATGCCGACGATGCCGCCCTGCAAGCCCACCGCGACCGGCAGGCTCAGCGCCTGTCAGTCATCTGTCGCGCGTCACCGATCGTTTAGCGCTCTCGCGCAACGAAGCCAGCCGCCCTCGGGCGGCTTTTTTTTTCGCCTGTCCGAAAGGAGTAGTCCATGAGCAAACTCGCTCAACTGCGCGAGCGTCGCAACGCCAAGGCCCTCGAGGCCAACACGCTCAACAACACGTACCCAGCCGATCAGCGCATGCCGCACGTCGAGATTGAAAAACTCGATGCCATCCTGGCCGAGATCGAGGCCATCGACGGTGAAATCGCCCGGGAGGGCCGTCTCGCGCAACTGGCCGGCGATCGGCTTGTCAATGATCCGCAGGCGCTGCACGAGCACGCCTTGAATGCCGCCACCCGCATTCCCGGCGCGCAGGGCGCCACGGAGGAAACCCAGGCGCTGCGCACTTTCCTGACAGCCGGTCTCGGTGGCCTGTCGCAAGACCAGCGCCATCGCATGATGTCGCGCGTCAATCCGGACATTCGCGCCGCGATGTCGACGACGACCAACACCGAGGGTGGCTACACCACGGCGCTCGAGTATCAGCGCTCGCTCGAGTCGGCCATGAAGCAGTTTGGCGGCGTGCGCGCTGCTGCCACGGTCATCCAGACCAGCACCGGCATGCAGATGCAGTTCCCGACCGCCGACGCCACGGCCGAGACCGGCGAACTGGTCGGCCAGAACGCCGCCGTGACGCTGGGTGAAACGACCTTCGGCCTGACCGCCCTGGACGTCTACAAGTTCAGTTCGAAAAAGCTGGCCCTGCCGTTCGAGTTGCTCCAGGACAGCATGATCGACATCGAGGCTTATATCCAGGCCCTGCTGGCGGTCCGCCTTGGTCGCATCACCTCGACCTACTACACCACCGGCACCGGCACCGCTCAGCCGCGCGGTATCGTCACCGGCGCCGCTTCTGGCAAGGTGGGCACCACTGGCCAGACCACCACCGTCATCTACGACGACCTGATCGATTTGGAACACTCGGTGGACCCGGCGTATCGCGGTAATCCCGGGGTCGGCTTCATGATGCACGACTCGTCGCTCAAGGTCCTGCGCAAGATCAAGGACACGCAGAGCCGCCCGATCTTCGTGCCGGGCTATGAGCAGGGCAACCCCATGGGGGCGCCCGATCGCCTGTTGGGTCGGCCGATCTACATCTGTCAGGAGATGGCGACCATGGCGGCCAATGCCAAGTCCATCCTGTTCGGCGATTTCCGCAAGTACATCGTCCGAGACGTCATGGACCTGACGCTGTTCCGCATGACCGACAGCGCCTTCACGCTGCTCGGTCAGGTTGGGTTTGTCGCCTTCATGCGGTCCGGCGGCAACCTGGTCGATGCCGGCGGCGCCGTGAAGTATTACCAGAACTCGGCGACTTAATCGTCATGTTCAGAAGCGGGCGGGCCGGTGGCCTGCCCGCTGCATCAGACAGGAGACCCTCCATGAAAAAGACATTCCGCACCCTCGTCGCCGGCCTGCTGCTGGCTGTCACCAGCCTCGTCCACGCCGGTGCGCTCACCGACTATGCCGAAAACAAGGTCATCGACGCGCTGATTCGTGGCCAGACGCTCGGCGCCCCGGCCACCTGGTACGTCGCGCTTTACACCGCGTGCCCGACGGACTCCACCGGCGGTACCGAGGTCACCGGCGGCAGCTACGCCCGCGTCGCCGTCACCGCCGGCCTCACGCAATGGGCCGGCACGCAATCCGCCGGCAGCACCGCCGCCTCGAGCGGCACCGGCGG